CAATAGACATTAATAAAGCATCACCATTCATAGTCTTTTCATCTGGTCTAAGTTCTCTAAATCCAGTTCTCCATGCACAAGTTTCAAACAAAGGATTAAGAATAAATTCTTCTGGTGTTGTAGGTCTATCCCAATCTTTCAGTTCAATATTCCTTTCTTCTTTATACCAATCTCTTACTAAACTCCAACAATCAGTAACACCCCAAACCCACGGACGGCCAAGTAAAGGCGGTTTATATCCACATGGTTCGCAATATCCCCATTGTTCTGTTTTTGGGTTGACAATATGCCATGGAAGATTACTTTGTTCACAGGCTATTTGATCTGCCTGACTAGGTGCAGGAGGTGTTACGGGGTGACTATGAACAATAGCTGTTATTTCCCCTGTGTTATCGGCTTTTATGTAATCTTCTGGATCAATGATAAAACATTGATGATTAGTCATTGACAAGTTTCTACAGGGAAAATATTTTTCTTTTCCTCTAATGTTTAGTAAAAGCCCACAAGATTCTTTAGGATCTTCTCTTTGAGCATGAAGTAGTGCTTTATATTTCCAGGTCATGCAACAAACGTACCAATAGAAGGAAATTCTGTTCTAGTGCATTGTCTTTTTGGTGCTCTGATACCAGCAAGATCAAATACTGCTGCAAGTTCAAACTGAACTGTCTCTCTGTTCTCAGAGGATTTTCTATCAATAGTATATTCTTCTCTAGGAAACTCGGCTGTGGGATCTGGAGTTCCTAATGGGTTAGTGTTGCCAGGAAAATTTATTGAATCTAAATAACGAGCTAATGTTCTTATTCTTACTACAGAGGCTCCTGTTAAATCATTTCCAGTTGTGACGGCATTTACGTTCAATAATATTGCTGTAATAGTTCCCAATACATTACTTATAGTTAGTGTAGGGCGAGGTAATTGTCCTTTTGTAAACGCAAATCCCTCTGCTTGTATAGGCATTTTTACATAAGTGTTACCAGCCCAAATAATATCTCCATTACCTACTCTGTTTGTTCCGCTATGAAAACGATAGGTTGCTGTCGATCCATGTAAAGTTGAATCGGTTGTAAGAGTAAATAACTCAATAACTGCTGATGGGTTTACTTTTTGTAAATCTGTGATTATAGGAGCAGTACTCATGGTTCAAATACCTCCCTAAATGTTGTTTGGATCGTTGCTCTATTGTTGTATGGTATTGATTTTGACCATGCTTCACAAACAAATTTCTGTGCAGCAGCCTCTCCAGGTACAGTAAAATCAAAATTATCGCTATCGTTTGCACGAGCATCAAGGAAGGTTTCTATTTCATCTGCTTGAGTTTCAGAAACTTCAAATGTAAAATTATAAACTTTTGGATTTTGATGCTCTGCAAGTCCAAATAAAATTCTGTGTTCATAACCATCAGCAAATCTTACTGTTCTAGTTTTTGGTGCAGATTTTTTTTGTTGTCCGTATTTAGGTTTTATTGAAGGAAACGTAGCCATTATGCAAGTATGCCTCCAGGTCTTTTTTGTTTTATTATCTCTGATTGTACCGCAACTGAAATTAAACGACCTAATTCTCTTCCCTCTGATTCATCTCCTTCTACATTAGTTCCAGAAGCATCAACATTTACTACTACATTAGTTGAACCACCCAAAGAACTATTAGGCGATACCATTCCACTAACTCCAGGGGTAAATAGTTCTGGGCCTCTCTCTCCTACAATGTACGATTTTCCTGCTCTTGCTGAACCTCCGTTAGCTAAAAATCCACCAAATAAACTACCAAATAATCCTGCTCCTTTACTTAAAGTACCCCCTGCATTACCAAAGAAAGCCATATTAAATGCAGCATCTATCATTTTGTTTAATACATTATTCAACACATCATTTAAAGTAGATGTGCCACGAATTAATCCTTGTATTCCATCTGCTAAATCTGTAGCTATGTTTTGAGTCATTGATCTAAAAGCATCTCTAGCTAATTCTGCATTTTTAACGAGTTGTTCTGCCTCTTGATTCTCTGCAATTAGTTGTTTTATATTTATTTCTCCGTTTTCTATTTTTTGTAATTCTGCCTCTGAAGCTGATTCTTTAAACTCTGCAATTTGTTTTTCTAATTCTGCCTGTTCAAACCCTACTTCTAATATTCTTTCGTAGTGCTCTGTCTGTTTTACAAGCTTTTCTAATTTAGTTTTTTCTAAATTAACATCAAAAGGATCTCCACTTCCAGTTCCATCTGTGGTTGGAACTCCTAAAAAGTTTGGTAAATTCTTTTGTACTATTTTTTTAGATTCTTCATTTAAAACTCTGTAATACTCATCTGCTGCTGGACCTTTCTGAGAATCAAAAAATATACCCCCCATAAATTGATTGGGGTTTACTTTTTTAGCTGCCTCTGTTGCCTTTTTCTCCGCCTCTCTAAATGCTACTTGGTCTAAATCCCTTGCCTTCTTTCTTATTCTTTGCATACCTACAGAGTCTACAAATTTCTTTGCTAAATCAATAATTGCTACAAATGCAGGAGCTAAATCAGCCTGGAAGGATAAAACCATTTTTGCAACTGCGTCATCTAATTCATCGAAAGAACTATCTAGTTTTTTAAGATTATCTACACCTAATGTTCCTATAGTTGCTGCAAATTCTTTTTGTACTAATTCTAGTGCTTCTGTTTTTCTTCCTGCTTTTATTAGTGCCTCTACCTGTCTTTCCGTAGACTCACTTACCTTAAATCCTGCATCTTTTAACTTTTGTAATCCTTCTGTTGGATCTTTTAACGCATTTCCTACCTCTCTTGCACTATTGGCAAATTGTGTTGCCGAAGATGCTAAAGCTGTAGCAGCAATAGATCCTGCAAATCCACCACCAGGACTTGCTGCCTCTCCTAAGGCACCACCAATTAAACCAGGTATGGCTTGTGTTAAGCCTCCACCAAATAGCAAAGGAAAACCACCACCAATAGCAGCACTTTTAATAACGCTACCCACACGCTTACTAGCTAACTTTTGTTGCATTTCTCTTTCTCTTTTTAACTTCTTCTCTTCTGCTAATCTTTCTTTTGCTAAACGTAAGTTTTCAGCATCTTTTAAATTTAATAACTGTGCTTCATTTACTAAGTTTTTTGCAGTTCTAAACTTTCCTTTCGCTACTAAATCTTCAGCTTGTCTTAACTTGGCTCGTCTTTTATCTGTATTTAAACCGAATCTATCCAGTTCATTTAGTTTATTTCTGGTGGTTTCAATAGATTTAAGTACTGTTAGTTCTCTACCCCTCTTAAATATTGGATCTTTTTCGTTTTTTCTTTTAGCTTCTTTTGTAAATCTTTCTAATTTCTTCTTTAACGTGTTAAGTTCTTGCTCAAAATTCTGAGCATTTAGCTTTATATTTACTTCGTAAATTGCCTCGGCCATTTAACGTGCTCGTTTTGTTTGTGCTTCTTTTCTTATTTTGTCATATTCTGCCTTTTCTCGCTCACTTTTTATTTCTAAATATGAACTCCAATAAATTAACTCTTCGTGAGTTACGTTTTTTCTAAACTCTTGGATCGTGTAACCTAGCTTTTCACACAAGAAAAACTGTAGATATAAATAGTTATCCTCTTTAAGATGTGCTTTTGGAGTTTACGGTATCTACCTCCTCCGCAGCACCTTGAATCTTAAACATAATATCTGTTAAAACTGTTAAAGGTATCTCTCGTCTAAGACTTGCACGGTCAGCTTCGGTAAATAATCTACGGCCTTCTTTATCTTCAGCTTTGTTTATTAAAACTTGTAAGGCATATTCTAAATTATCAGTTTCATTAGCCTTGTTCATCGCATGAAGAGTTTGATAAATGGTGTCTCTATCTGCAATGGTTAGTGGCTTCCAATATATTTCTAAGATTACCACTCCTTCTTTTTTAATAATGTAACGGCTTACGTTGTCAACGCAAAATGCTTCTTTTAGCTTGTCAATAGCTCTTTTGTCAGCCATAAATTAATTTATTTGTACTACTATAATATACCTTAATATATTTACTTTGTCTTGAACCCAACTGATTGGAAACCCATATTTATGTCATTATTTACAAATCCATCATGTGCTAAATACACTTTTATCCAGTTAGGGTTCTGATCTCTTGAGGTTAGTGTATGACCTTTTCTTCCCTTAGTACCTTTTTTATGTTGCTCATAAGTTACTGGATTTCCTGCTGTATCAGGCATAGTCGCTCCTGGTTTGTTTATAGCAAATCCAGCGTATGATGCTTTGTTTCCTATATAAATAGGATTTTTTAATGATCTTGTTAATACTTCTGGTCTGCCTGGAACTTTATTTGTTTGAGTAGGATAAAACATTTGATCCGTTAGCCATGCCATAGGTGTTTCTCCTTCTCCTCCATATATTCTGGCTTTACTACCAGAAGGAGGACTACAATCCACAGCATTGTTATTTGGTCGATCATTGAATTGACTAGGTAACTGTTTATCTCTGTCCTCTTTAAATCTTGAAGAATCTGTAGGCTGAACTGGACTTGATGATACAACCCAGCTTTGAGCAAAGTGTCCTGTCCACCACGGACCAGCACTTTGTAGACCAAATATCATGTGTGATGCAGATTCAGCTACAGCCTTTTCGACTTTTGCGTATAAATCGCCAGGTAAATCAGTTATAGGTCGTACTTTTTTAGCCATTTGCACTAAAGTTACAGCTTACAACACTTAAAAAGTGACTATCAGCCTCAGTTATTACTGATGTTGGACCTACTATTTGAGTAACTCTTGGAGTGCACGAGAAAGTATCTGTATAATTAGAAGCATTAACAGAAGTAAGACCTGTAATTACCGATTCTGATATTGCAGATGCTACGGCAGATCCTTTATGTGGGGGTGTCATTACACCACATCTAACTGAACCCTGATAATAAGTTTGGGCTGCTCCTTGAGGTTGTGCGGTAGCCTGAGTAAAGTTAATGTTTACCATTACATATTTTTTATTTTTACCAGGTGTTGTAAAAGGCATATTATCAAATACAACTGTAACTGTATTATCAGCGTTAGTTACTGCTGTTTTTATGGCTGTTTCTATAGCTGCTCTAGCATTTACTAATGTCATTAGAAAACAATCCTTAAACGAAATAAATACTCCTGACCACCTTTTAATGTTCTAATGTCCATTATCTTAGCAAACCTAGTCGAACCAGAAAAAGTAAGTGATATTTCGTCTTGTAGAACGGGTTGACTATCGCCTATTTGATCTGGAGTAATATATAGCCTAGCTGTGTTTTCTTGAAAACCGCTTTCTTCATCTGAGTCTACAAATTCTATAGGTGCTTTTATTGTGTAGCTTACATCAGTTGTCGTTAATGCTCCTGTAGATGGATTATAAACAGGAGAGGTTTTTCTAATATAAGTAATCTCTGTGTCTAATGAGTCTCCTAGTTGAGACACAACCTGTTTAGCTATGTTTTTTAGTGCTGTATCTAATTGTCCTGCCATTAGCCTCTAACCGCCCTTAATTGAAAACTACCAGCTCCACCTAACATATATGCTCCAAGATAGCTTTGTAACCACGGGTAAACATCTAAAATATTATTTATAGATCCAGTTCCCTGGCTTTCAGTATTGTATTTAACCTGTATATCTCCCAACTTAACTTCTTCAAAATTACCATCTTTACCAGTAGTTCCTGTAATAGCATCAGTATCATTTGCCAGTGCCCTGGCTAGTTCATATTGTGCATATTTAATTGGATTAGGAATTTTAGAACAAGCAAGTTCCACACCATCTACCTGATAATTATTTCTTGGAAACTTCAATGCTTGTCCATCATCACATCTATCTCCATAAAAAACTAAAGTATCAATCCATCGAGCAGCAGATATTAATGATCTTTTCTTTTGATCGTCTGTTTTGTTTGTCCAAGTTGAAGAGTCAGGAGAGGTATCAAAATAATCATTAGCTTCTGTCAATGTGACATAACTATTGGCATTTTCTCCTTTTATTGTTGCATCTATAGTTGCTGCCACGATTATTAAAGTAATTTAGTTTTATTGTAGCGTAAAGAAAAAACCCCACCAATAATTGATGAGGTTTGATGACCACAATTTAATGATATTAAGGATTAGTACCTGTATCAAGTGGTGAGTTAACAATTAGCTCAACTATGGGAATTAAATCAGCATCGTATGTGATTGCCCAATTGTTATCGTTAGCTAATGCTGCGTTAGTTGGGTTGTCTGAAGCAGATGTCCACTTAGTTCCCATAACGTGATAAGCACTGTGATAATCAACAGACATAACATCTTGCTTAGATAAGATGTTTCTATCTGATTCAATGCTTAGAGGAGATTGCTCACCTTCAAGAATTGTTCCTGACTTAATTAAGTAGCAACGGAAT